CTGATACTGGAGCAGATAACAACAGCAGCGGGCGCTACCAGAGGTGGCGGTGCAGCCGACATACTCGCCCGGTTGTTGGGTGACTCACTTGATGAAGCTGGGTTTGCTGAGTATGACAAGGCTCGTAGAGCTATATGGACGAAGATAGGAAAGACGCAGGAAAAAAGAAGAAAGCTAGTTGAAAAGATGGAAGAAACCCAAGATTTAGCAGAACGGATAAAGCTTCGGGACGAAATTACTGCCATTGATGATCTGCCGCAACCTGCGATCCCGCCCAAGCGTGGGGTCCGAGATGATGTAGTCATATCTCTTGAAGACTTTGAGAAACTACAAACAATCGGAGAACAGCTACGTAAAGTGTGGAAGATTACACACGCACAGGCCGGCTCTATTGCGATAGCGGAAACCCTAGAGAATGCCAAAAAAGCTGTGTGGACACTGATCGGGTCAGACAGAAGATGGCATAGTAAGGTGGCTAGGGAGGTCAAGAGGCTGGTCGCGTCATTTAACCCATTGGCGTACGAATTGGGCAGTTTAAGCGATGATCTAAATGATGTCATAAAGGGTGGAATAAACCTAATAGACGAATCCGGCTCTGAGCTGGCTGCACTCATCAAGGTGGCTCTACGCTCTTCTAGGGTCGAAAGAGAGCAAATGGAAAATGCTAAGGAACTCATATTCCAGTGGTTGGGCGCTAAGGCTTCGGTAGACCTAGACATCAGAGCGCCATTTATTCCGGGCATAGCGCGCCCCGGGCTGGAGAAGGGTACTTGGGTCAATACTAGCGGAGAAGGTACGCTGTGGGACGACCTCGTGACCTACATACTTGGTGACCCGAGAACGCACTCTGGAGGAGTCGAGGGGGCGAGAAAAGAATGGGCAGAATACTTCACGGATGCCGACAAGCTATTTGAAGACATAAAGGCCAATAAACTCGTAAAAGCAGAACTGGCAAAGAGGGTCAAACAAAATGGCCTTGGTGCTGACATGTCTGATGCCCTCACGGATCTTGCGCATCAGGTACAGGCTGGTAAGCTAGAGCCGAAAGAAGCGACTAAGCAGCTGCGCGCACTTGCCGATGAGAGGCCAGTAACCTCGGCAGGCATAAGCAGTAATCCAGACACGTGGCTGCTCAAGGCGGAGGACATGAATGGGTCTAACCCATTCGAGGCTATTTTCCTCTCACCACTGGGGCACGGCACAGGATTGTCCGTCACCAAGGGGCAGCAAGCGTACTTCCGCAAGACAATCCGCAAAATGTTCGACGATGGCAAAGTCACAAAGACGCCTGAACTGTTTTGGGATGCAATAGTATCCCTGTACAGAGCGAACCACGAGAGTGTAGGCTACTACATAGCAACTGACCTACCCGAGGCGATGAAGAGAGTCGGTGACCTTCGAGGCTTTATGATGTTTACCCAAGCAGTCGCCTCTGGAGCCGTGCGGAAGCGTGTAGCTGACCTACTTGTGCAGACTGCCGGAGCACGCATACTCCCAAGCGAAGCTGCGGCTGCTAACAAGATCATAGGCGACGGTATGGCCAACTGGGATGAGCTGACCGATAAGGAACTCGCAGAGGGCATCGCCACGCTGAGTCGTCTGGGCGTCCCAATACAGCAAGCAGAGGCATCAGTAAAGGGTGCGCGGGATATAGAGAGGCTTAGCATGGAACTAACTATGCTGATGCGTGACCCGCAGGGCCGTGGAATCTTTACGCCGCGTGCGTTACTTCAGCGCCTAAACAAGGCAGACCCTCATGGCATGATCAAGTCTACTGACATGGTAACAACACAGGCGAGGGTTGGAGCGGTGGCGAATTTCGGTAGCGACATCGCTAAAACATGGAGGACCTCTGTTGTTACTGGCCTGTTTCATCCCCGTATGCAATACTTCTACAACAACTTCTACGGAGATATATCCCAGATCCACACAGTTTTAGGTACACGGCAGTCGATAAGATCTAACGTGAGTTTCATAAGAGGTATCCCCACGTGGTTCAAGGGGCCTAATAGCGTACGCTCAAAGATGGCAAAAGCGCTAGGGGTAGATGTGGACAGTGTGCTTCCCGGAATCAGAGAATCTCTGCACCAACCGGATTTAGCTGCAATATTCAAAGGAGAAAAGAGGTGGATACGGACAGAATCGGGCCAGCTCACCTCATCCGACACGCTAAAGGACGCCGCAGTGCGGTACGGAGTCATGGAATCCTACGCTAACCAAGACCTGATGAAGTTTGTGACGCAGCTATCCCGAAGAGACACATTATGGATGAAGGGGTGGAACTCCTTCGTAGGCTGGCAAAATGACATATCTGACTTTGCTACCTACGTGCAGCAGAGGCAGCGCTTTGCACTCTTTGTTGACCTGCACCGTCAGGGCTATACGCTAGAAGCGGCGGCTAAGAAGAGTCTAGACGCCCTTTATGATTGGAAGTTTGGTCTTGCCCGCTGGGAGGCGGCGCTCATGGTGCCTATTATCCCGTTCTACCGCTTCTGGCGGCTCAGTATCGCACAGCAGATGCGCGAGAATTTACGGTTAATGTCTCGACCCCCAAAGGAAGTCTTAGACCGGGCACTAAAAGGCAGGACCGCGCTTGGCCGTGCCCGTGCTCAGCAGCAGGCCCTCAAAGCACTGCCTTACATAACTGACCCGATTGCGGCGGAGGATATGGGGGAGGACGCTGGCATACCTGACGACCTAACCGGGCCAGCGAGGAGAAGAGCGCAACGCAAGGCTGCGGCAGACCTAACCGAGGCCCGCACTAACAAGATCGGGGCCACGTGGATGGGTAATGCCCGTGGCTTTACGACTTACAGGTATGCCACGAAGGAAGAGCGACGCTTCTGGTGGCTAACCCGAGGCAAGGAATACAAGTATGCCTTTAAGACAACTGGCCCAACCACAGGCATAGAAGCTCTGAACCTTGTAACATCCATGTCTCAGGGCCTCAGCATGCTGGGTGACGCCTTCGGCGGTGAGCGCGAACAACCGGGCACAGCACGCGCTACCGGACTCAGCGCGGCGATAAAGGACGATCTGCTCGCACTCCTCTGGCCCCACCAGAAAGCACTACTTGAGGTGCGTATAGAGGGTGACCGTGCCCGCACTGATTATCGCCCCCATAACCTAGAGTTTGAATTTTTGACAGCGTTGGACAGGTCTACAAACGGCTATTTAGACTTTTTCACGGAACGTGGTAACAAACCCGGAGACTCTCAGATAGGGTGGGGCACCATGATGGGTCTACGGTACGTTCCGCCAGTGGCGGAAGTAGTGCGCTTCCTTACAACTCTCGAGAAGACGCCAGAACTGGCCGCGATGCTAGAGAAAGAAGGCATACCTGAAGTTGCTGAGGCGCTAGTAGCTGCTATGGCGCTTGGCAAGACCACTCTGACCGGTGGTGTGTACCCCGGCTCCCTCGAAGTGCAGAAAGAACGCGCTGACTACGAGCTGGGTGAAAGGCTAAAACCCCTAAAGGAAGACCAGAAGTACAACCTTAAACCGCGCACACCGACCGTAGGCGAAAAAGAGGACGAGGTGCAGGACTGGGGGCAGGATGCGCGCGATAAGCGAGACATGCTGGAGCTGATGCAGCGCTACGACGCGGGTGGGGACGTAGAATACCCTGTTCACCTCGAAAACTGGTGGAATGATAACATAGGCGGTGACCTAGGACCCGATGCTGTCGCTGAAAAACTACAACACTGGGCTATCGTAGCAAAATCATATGAAAACAAATAATCCGTGCTTGACGGCACGTCTTGCATGGAATAATCTATAAAAACAGGAGACTCACATGAGTTCAAAAGAAGTTTACCACAGAATAACCTACACAGCCGATACAGGCATCGGTAATGGCACTAACGCAGAAGTGGCGCTAACATTGCCCCAAGCCCGAGGCAACAACGCGCTGTGGGAGTTAGTGAGTTTCACTTACAAGTACGTCAGCGGAACTGCCTCTACTGTCGCCTTTTCTGTCGGTGAAGCAACTGGGTTCACACCGGGAGCGGGACCCTCTGTATACGAGGGCGCTGCACTCGCTAAGTCCACCGCTTTTCACAAACTAGACTTGGCACGCGAGAGCGGTCCAGTCATTGTATCTCCAGATGCCGCCTCTAAGATTTATCTCCACGCCACCTTCGCGGGGTCTAGTACCAATAATAAATTCATAGTCCGATTGGCCTTTAAGCAGCTAAAGGGCAGAAACCGTGATGTCACCGTCTAACCAGTGGAGCCAGTAACATGGTCGAGCACACCCTCAAGGACCACGGGCGGCGAATCATACAAGTGGAGGAAGGTTTGAACAAACTACAAGTAAGTCATGCCGAATCCAAAGTAATGCAGACTGAGAATTTCCGCCAAATTCGTGAGAGTATGGTTGAGCAGCATAAGATGCTCGACTGCCTGACCAACCAGAACAAAGGCTGGGCGGATCAGCTGCGCAACCCGCAGACGCTGATCATCATTCTGTCGTTCTTTGCTGCGTTTCTCGGTATTGAAGTAATATGGCCGACTCCCTAGACGACCCGCTACTGCCGGAAATTCTACGGAGAATAAAGGCTGCGGGGCACGCGGTCTTTACTCGTGGAAACTACAACCTAAACCTATTCGGAATACGGCACCCAGACAGATCGGCTGGAACATTCAACGATATTCTGGGTTGCGCGTATAAGGAAGATGGCAGGTGGATTGTGCGCTACTGGACTGCAACCACAGATGCTGGCCTCGCATACCGTGAAAAACCAATGAACCCAGACGGAACTGCGGTACTGGTAGCAGGTCAGTACCGGGGAGCATACAAGATCGGGCTACACCGAGGCGCTTACGAAGCCCTAGTACAAATTGGCGCTCCAGTTAAGGTTTACCGCGACGATAATCGGGATAAAACCATTGATGTTTTCGGCCTGCCCATACAAGAAGGCTACTTTGGCATTAACATACATCGAGCATCTTTATACGGGGAGCAGGAGGAAGTAGGCAAGTGGAGTGCGGGCTGCCAAGTGTTTGCATCCTTGCGCGACTTCAGGCATCTGGTTAAACTCGCCAAGAGTCAAGTGGCGAATGGTCATGGAAACTCGTTTACATACACGCTGCTAGAATAGGGCGTATTAGGAGAATGTCATGGAAAAATTCAAAAGCCGTAAGTTTTGGTTCGCACTTGTCGGTGCTATGGGGCCGACCCTCATTTCAGCTATCACTGGAATGATCGACCCAGTTGAGGCAATGACTGCATCTAGTGCAATCATCATCTCATACATCTTTGGCCAAGCATACGTGGACGCCAAAGCACTCGAATAAGTGTTTGTGCTAGGCGCAGAATTGCGCCTAGCGCCGTCACTTACTTTCTGGGATCTAGATCCAGTCGAGTCCAGCCCTTGGGTAGTTTACCCTTGGGCGGTATCGTAGACATTATAACGGTCTGCGCATCTGACTCTCCCAGAGCACGCATAGTACTGGCAAGTGTTGCGCCATCCCACATGCGGTCATCTAATAAGAGCAGCACTTTCTCGTCCGTAGCCAATGCGCCACCAAGGGCAGCAAGCACGCGTACCTCTGTGCTGCCAGATAAGGCTCGGTAAGTTTTCCGGTCACGTACCAGTTTAACCATGAGTTTCTGAGAAGTGAGTGTAATCAACGCCATCTCACCAGCCGGTAGTAGGCTCGCAACCCTGCCCTCGTATGGCATCATTGCTAATTGGGCGGCATTTATCAGGCCCTCAATCAAGCACTCTTCTATGCGCTTGAGTTTCTCGGCTTTCTGCTTGGACTTGACTTCGCGCTCGTTCAGTCCCTTGGCTAACTCTGCCCGTTGCTGAACAGCGAGCCAGCCCTCCACATCCGTGGAGCATTGCACGGAGTTTGGCAACATCTTCGCCTGCTCTGGCGTTACAATCTTAGCCATCTCAGCGCCTAAGAACGCACGGTGGTCGATGTTCTCCTTGTACATTTTACGCAACCACTCAAACTGCAACGAGAGGAACAGTTGCTTCCATGCAGCATTCAGCCCCTTAGAGTTTGAAGCCCCCGCTAGTATGCGGGACTGCGCCTTTGTCTCCTTCGCGTTGGCAGAGGCTGTACGCTTCTCTTTGCCTAGGTAGTTCAGGAAAGACACCATCTCCGAGCCATCGACAACATCCTCGCCATCGAACCACGTGTTGTGCCAGTATTCCTCTAACTCATCACCATTTGGCGCGGTCTTGGTCAACTGCCCAATCACGTCATCAGTGAAACTGACGCCCTCTGGGAACACGTAGGGTAGGAGGTACTTCATTGCAGTAACGCCCGTACCTGCCAGCGCTTGCCGCAGACCGACCAAGGGCAAGATCATGCGAGGAAACGCTGGACTGACGAAATGCTTTGGAGCACTTCCGACTGTCATCGACCAAGCCGCCTC